CAAATCTTAAAGCTAGTGCAAAAGCTAAACTTATTGCAGGTGAAGCATTAACTGAAGAAGAAGCTAATACAATCGTATTATAATGGCAAAGAAGAAGCTAACTCCTAGTGAGTACGCTGATGTAGCTACTGGAGTTAGGCTTTCTTCACACGAAAAACTTTGTGCTGAAAGAATGAAAGCACTATACCATTCTATTGACGAATTAAAAACAGAAGTAAAAGCATTAAGACAAGATGTATCTAAAGGTAAAGGTGCTGTATCAGTATTAATATTTTTAGCTACACTCTTAGCAACAGTTATAGGCTTTTTTCAATTTAAGTGAAATACATATTAGTTTTGTACATGTGCAGTATGGCTACTGGACAGTGTCCTAATAGCCAAATAGCAGGTTATCAATTTAATACTCACTATGATTGTGTAATGGCAGGTTATGGTGTTGCACAAGCAACGTACAAAAATTTATCTGAGTATGAAGAATACCAGAGAGACGTATTAGAAAAAAATAAAATAGTTATAAAATTTGAATGTAAACAAATAGGAGCAACTACATGATAATATATGGATATACACCTAAGACATGGTGGAACAAATTAAAAATTTATTTCCAAAATACAGATAAAAAACTTTTTGTATTATTTGTAATTTGGTCAGCAATACTTTTGGCTTTGTAAGATGTGGTTAACTTTATTAAAAAATCCTCTTACTAAAATAATAGCAGAGAAAACATTTGGTGCTATACAACATAAATTACAAAAAGATAAAATTGTAAGAGAAAAAGAATTAGATGCGGCATCACAAATCTCAATAGAACAGATTAAACAGCAAGAACACTCATGGAAAGACGAGTGGTTGGTGGTGTTCTTTACGGTATTGATGGCTTGTCATTTTATTCCGTACACACAAAACGCAATGGAACGTGGTTGGTCAATATTACAAAGTGCTGACCCTATGTTCTGGTACATAATACTAACAATCGTGGGTGCATCATTCGGTGTCACTACAATGAATAAACTTAAAAAGAAATAATGGATAAGTTTGTCTATTCACTACTAGGTTGGATAGATGAACGTATGAAATTTTTAGATAACATTGTAGATAATCTTTACACAATAGATTTCCCTCATTCAAAACAAAAGAAAAAACATGAAGATAAGCGAAAACACTAATGTTGCTATGCCAATCAAGAACATGATTGGTATTGTTATAGCAGTAGCAATGGGTGTATTTGGGTATACAGAGGTAACAGCGAGATTGACCTCGTTAGAGACATCAAGAGAGTTATTTGAAAACGATTTATTAAAGAAAAGTTTACAAGTCCCTACAGACCAAGAACAATTCATGCTTATCGAGCAGTTATACGTTGACGTAGAAAAGTTAACTGAAAATCAAGAACAAAACATGACTAACAAAGTCAACATAGAATTTTTAACTAAACAATTAGAAAAAGCATTGAAAGATATTGAAGAGTTAAAAGATAAAGTACGAGCAAATGGTAATGGAGGAACACACTAATGACAGAGTTGGTAATAGCTTTACTTATGATTGTTAACGGAGAGATAAATGAAGCTAGAATACAAACGTCAATGTCAGAATGTTTAAAAGGTAAAAGAGTTGCCTCTCGTAGTAATACAGGAAATAATGTTGAGTACCAGTGTATTAAGTCAATGGCAGAGTTAGAGTTGAACATAGACGGTAGTAAGTCCATTAAAAAATTAATACTTGAGTAATGGCAAAACAAAAATTTGTTCATTTTGAGCCTAGACCAAAACCTAGAAAAAGAATTAGAACACATAAGAAAAGGTTAAACAAAAATGAAAAGCGAAGTTACAAACCATACAACAGACAAGGAAGACCCCAATAATTTAGAAACAGTAATTAAAGAATTACCGCAACTATTGGTAAGTCATGCGTATAAAAAATTAAAATCTGGTGAAGACTTAACTGCATCAGAGATGAAAGTATGTTTAGAAGTTTGTAAGACATACAGTAAAGAACCTTTGACTAAAAAAGAAGATAACATTTTAGACGAAGTACCATTTGATAATGGATAAAAGATTAAAGAATTTTAAAAATTTTTTGTATTTATGTTGGAAGCACTTAAACCTGCCTGAACCAACACCTATACAATTCGATATTGCGGATTATTTACAGTCAGACGAAAAGAGACTTGTAATAGAAGCATTCAGGGGTGTGGGTAAGTCTTGGATTACCTCTGCCTTTGTATGTCATCAATTACTTCTTAATCCTCAAAAAAATATTTTGGTAGTATCTGCTAGTAAAACAAGAGCAGATGACTTTAGTACATTTACACAAAGGCTAATTGCTGAAATGCCGTTGTTACAACACTTAATACCTAGAGATAATCAAAGACATTCTAAGGTATCATTTGATGTAGCTCCTGCGTTAGCTTCACATGCACCATCAGTTAAATCTATGGGTATTACAGGACAGCTAACAGGTAGTAGGGCAGACATTATCATTGCTGATGACGTAGAGAGTGCTAATAACTCCCAAACACAGTTAATGCGAGATAGATTGTCTGAGACAGTCAAAGAGTTTGATGCGATTATTAAACCTAACACAGGTCGTATTATATTTCTTGGAACACCTCAAAATGAGATGTCATTATACAACACATTAGAGGAAAGAGGTTTTAAGACAAAGATATGGACTGCGTTAGTACCTAATCAAACACAAAAAATTGCTTATGGTCACAAACTAGCAGACATTATACAGGGTAAAGAAGGTGAACCTACTGACCCTAAAAGATTTGACGCTATTGACCTTATGGAAAGACTATCATCTTATGGTCGCTCTGGGTTTAACCTACAATTTATGTTGGACACAAGTTTGTCTGACGCAAATAGATACCCTCTAAAGTTAAACGATTTAATTGTAGCTTCAGGTTGCTCTACATGGAAAGAAGCACCTGCAAAAATACAATGGGCTTCATCACCAGAACAGATGAAAGCTATAGACCCAGATATACCTAATGTAGGACTTAAAGGTGATTACTTTGTAGCTCCTATGTATATGAGCGAAGAATTTACCGCATTTGAAGGCACATGTATGTCTATTGACCCATCAGGTCGAGGAGCGGACAAAACAGCGTATGCGGTGCTTAAAATGCTTCATGGAGTGCTTTATTTGACTTCTATAGGTTCATTAGATGGTGGATATAGCGAAGATACTATGGCTAGACTAGCAAACATAGCTAAGAAGAATGATGTGAACTATGTGGTCATAGAAAGTAACTTTGGTGACGGTATGGCAACTCAGTTGTTAAAACCTGTTATGGCAAAGATACACCCATGCGAGATAGAAGAAGTTAGACATAATACACAAAAAGAGAAGCGTATTATAGATACACTAGAGCCATTAATGAATAGTCACAGATTAGTCATTGATGACTTGTTAATACACGAAGATTTTAAACTAGAACCTGACCATCAGTTGTTTAGACAGATGACTAGGATAACTAGGGACAAAGGTTCGTTAAGACATGATGATGCCATTGATGCTTTAGCTATGGCGGCTAAGTATTGGGTAGACAGATTGGATAGAGACCAAATCTTATCTTACAATCAACACAAAGAAGATTTGATTAATCAAGATTTGGAAAAATTTATGGAAACAACAATAGGACACAAAAGAGGAAACGACAGATGGATATAGAACATACTAAAGAAGAGATTAAAAAAGAAGAAGGTTTTAGAATGGAAACCTACTACTGTACTGAGGGTCATCTTACAGGTGGCTACGGTCACAAGATGCTAGAAGGTGAAGTACCACCTACAGACAAAGCAGGGTGGGACAAGCTATTTGAAAGAGATTTTGCTAAAGCTGTAGCAGGTGCAGATGATGTATTGAAGGATTGTCCTAATATTGATGAGACAGCTAGAAACATTGTGGTAGAAATGGTTTACCAGATGGGAGCTTTTGGGGTTAGTAAGTTTAAGGGTATGCTTAAAGCATTATCTGAGAAGGACTACAAGAGAGCTTCGTATGAAATGCTAGATAGTCTATGGGCTAGACAGACACCTAATCGTGCC